TGAGCACCTATACTTTCACAAACGTACAAATGTACCAAGTTTAAGAACGGGAAGCTCAAAGGGATGCCCATCAACGTACCTCGTGTCATTTCGACAAAGTCGGCTTTTCCGACTTGTATCCTACCCCCGCACACAAGTGCGGGATCGATACCGAGATACTTGGAAAGGGACTCCAACAGTTCGCGACTAATTAAGTCTGTCGCTGCAGAAAGATCTGCAGAGAAAACGAGCCGGTTGGAGCGATTCCTTCCACCAAGAGGCAGAAAGTCGGTCTGACCCAATTGGGGCAGGCGAAAGGCTCGGCGATGCATTAGCATTGACCGAAAGCCTTCGCGATATCCTTCGGAATGTGCCACTCTAAGTGCACAAGACCTGGATACCACACGGACCTTCCATCCTCTTTCCGCAAGAGGCACAGGGGTGGAATCCATGACATAGTCATGAGAATTCCATATGTGCTCTCTGAGGAACAGAATCCTCCTGCTTTCCTTTACGCCGCTGGAATCTTTCCAGCGATTAGCAAAGGCTTCATTATCGGAATAATGAATATCAGTTTTCGACGTCTCCTTCAAATAATTTTGAAGTCGGTCGGCGTAGTATTTACGACGTCCACCGTTGAGACGGGATCTCTGAAAGCAGGAGCCCGGGGATTGCAAAGGGACCCTAGTAAATAACTTGGGCCTTTTTCTCCCGATGATCTTATCGATCACGCGCGTCTTGAGGGGAGAGACTTCACATTTTGAAGTTACTCTCTCGATCATTGGCGCGACCGATCCAAGAATGGAATCCTTTCCGGGCATAGGTAATGCTCGGGCAAGGAAAGATTTCTGGAGAAGGGACCTTTGATATCCCTTTTGGTCGATGCTGTGACGGCACCTCAGCCATCCAGGCCAAAATGTCCTGGAGTGGCGGATTGACCTAGGGTCGTAACATTTACGAACCCAGGCAAGCCGACAGCTATGAGCAAACTCTTTAGCTTGCTTCATAAACCCTTCGCAGTTGGTGAGAATCCGCCAGATTAATCTGGAGACCCATGAGACAATCTCATGTATCTGATTGTGCCGCCCTTTGACGGTATAATCCATATTTCCACCAGCTAGTAAAACCATCTATGTCCACGCATAAATAATTTGTTGTGAGACTCTTTTTTG